TCCAGCCAGTTACCTAACGGAGTTGTGTTGGTTGCTATGCTTGGTTCTATCGTGACCATGCAAGCTGCCACTGCCGTCAACCGTCAGGTCAACGTGGGTTACAATAACGTTTCTGGTTACGTGCAGTCCACCTCAGGTGGGTACATTGGCTATACCCTCGACATAGCCGTTAACGTGGGCGACATTGTTAGGGTCCAAATTGATCCGTTATTGTCAGCGTAAACTTTTATAAACTAAGGAGGACTTTTATATGTTGAACGAAGTAATTAATTGCAAAGAACCTAACGGGAAAGCGATTGACGGTGAGAAGTTTAACGCTCTCGTTAAGGAAAAATACGGTCGTAGCGACTTCCGTGGAATGCGGTTGATGAACGCTAACGGTGACATTAACCCGAGCACCTTAGCTTATCGTTATACCACTGACCGGATGACTTTCATCCGAGCCCGGACAGTCAGCCAAACCTTCTATCAGGTTAATCCGACGGATTATGTAACCATGATCCCCGGTGAAGGTGCCTTTGCTTCACAAATCATCACCCAAGCGAGCATCAAGTTTTCTGGTTCATTCTCCAGCGGTAAGGTTTCTTCCGCAGGTCAGAATGCCAAGTTGCAAATCGCTGACGGCGGTGTGGTTCCTTTCTACACAGCGGTGCAGAATTGGGCCATGGGTACTGAATACAGCATCTTTGACGTTGAACAAGCTCTGTTCATGGGTCAGTGGGATCCGATCGAAACCAAGCAAAAAGCACGTAAAATTGAATACGATCTTGGTATTCAACAGATTGCGTTCTTGGGAGACCCGGACAATCTTACTTCATTCCCGGGCCTGTTTACTCAGCCAGCTGTCAATATTAACACTACGCTTATTGGTGGTAATATCTCAGCCATGTCCACTGCGAATTTCATGACCTTCGTTGCTGGTATTCTGGGTGCGTATTTAACGAACTGTAATCAAACCGTATGGCCTGATACATTCGTTATTCCTCAGGATGACTATGCTGGGTTAGGCGTGGCTGTGTCTCAAAATTATCCTAACATCACCATGCTGTCTTATTTGCAACAAGCCTTCGACAAGATTTGTCCGAAGAAGGTCAAAATCATGCCCAGCTATTATGGTATGACCGCTGCAAACGGTGGTGCTTATGGGATCGGGAAACAAGCGTACCTTCTGTATAACAACGATATTGACACTATCTTCATGGAACTACCCGTCGATTATGTTGTTACACCGTACGGTACGTATAACAACTTCAATTGGCAAGATGCTGCATATGCCCAGTACACTGGTGTGCAGGCTATCAAGCCTTTGGAAGTTTTAATGTTTACACATTCGTAAGCATGCTGTCATGGAGTAGTTTAATAGTTTAGAGGGCTCCGGTTCTCTCCATGGTGCCGTCCCTCTTAAAGTCATGAAGGAGTGAATTATGTATAGAATACTCGTAACAGGACAAAGGTCTTATATCGTAGGTAAAGATGACGTGCTCAAAGGTGGCAAGGCCCGGAAATTTCCCGCAGGCCCGGAGATCCGGGAGGAAGTTGAGCTTTTTCCCAGCAAGACAGTATACGAAGTAACTGATTCTTGCGGTAAGGAATTAGACGGACGTACAGACATCAACGTCATCGAGATTGTGAAAGAAAAGAAAGGTAAAAAATGAGCTGGACTCCCCCGCAGATAGCTGATTTTCAGACCCAGTTCTTTAGGGATTTCTCTTACGCACCTGCGGGGGATACTAGTTTAAAGTATGTTCAGAGTCAAGATATTCAAAACGCTATTAATGAGGCCGTGATTGACTTTAATCCTTGCTTGTTTGGAAGCGACGCTACGACCATTTTCATGTATTTGGCAGCGTATATGCTGGTAGCTAATCTCAGAAATTCTGGTATGGGACTAGGTTCGTTACCTAAATTTCCTTTAGAAAGTAGCAGCGTAGGAGGAGTATCAATCAGTAATAGTATTGTTGCTCGATTTAAAGATGATGCAAATTTTGCTAAGTACTTGCTTAATGGTTATGGACAAAAATATTTAACCTTGGCTTATCCTTACACCATTGGTGGTGTGAGTTATACCCCGGGAACGGTAACGAATGATTAAAGAAACACGTATAGGCTCACACGCTTCAGTAAAAGTAGACTTGACCGGGTTGAACAACCTGATCAAATCTATGGATAGCCAGTACGTTGTCCGAGTGGGAATACTGGGAGAGAAGCCTAGGTCTAAGGCCAAAGGTAAAGATGAGAAAAAGGATCCACCGACCAACGCTGAAATAGGGCTTGCTCATGAAAAAGGAGTTAAATCCAGAAACCTTCCCCGGCGTTCTTGGCTTCAGGTTCCTTTGGAAGATCACCTTCCAGAAGAGTTTGTTAAAGAAGGACCCCGGGCAATGACCTTGATTCTAATGGGAAAGACGCTTGAAGCGTATAGAGATCTTCAAGTAATATGTGAACGTATTGTTGAAGGATCCTTTGATACTGGTGGATACGGGAAGTGGCCTGCGGATAAGCTTAAAACGTTACAAGGCAAGCGTAGCTGGAAGAAATTAAAAGACTGGGACGAAAAGAATAATGACCAGATCTTGGTTGATACGTCTCAGCTTAGGCAAAGTATAACATCTATAGTGACAACAAAATGAGTGAAATAACAATAGTCATTACAGCAGAAAAACACAAGTTCTTACTTAAAACTCTTGACGCCTTGAAAAACGGAGTAAGGGTGCTGGGAATAAATCATTTGTATCGTCAGTCCTTAATGAAAGACTTGTTTACCATAGAAACTATTTTGAAAGCGAATGCTAAATGATTACCAACGGTAAAGACCTAGATTTCGGTCAATCAGCTGCGGGCCTCCCGAATGTAGCGGACGCCATTATGCAGTTTTTTCAACCAGTGACCGTTGGGATCATTTCTTCAACTCAGGTGAACGGACGTACTCAGACGATCGTTAGTAAATACATTGAGACCCGAGGCGTAAGAATAGAAGATCCCGATCCTTTGACCATTTCTAAGACAGGTGAAAGATACTGGGATACCGCAGAAGTATACTTTCTTAATGACATTAGTCTTAGTGTGGATGATCTTTTCTTATTCAATAAACTTCAGTATCGAGTTGTGGGTATAGCATCTTGGCCTGAGTATGGATTTAATCACTATAACGTTCAACAAGATTACACTAAACTTTACGCATATAAGCCGACTGAAATATGATTAGCATAGATAACATACCTCAAACTTCAATGGACCTGATTCGACTTATACTTATAAATCAGCTAAACATGCGTCCCGAACGAGTTAACATTTACAACGAAAAGTGGATCATTCCCGACCACGATGAGTTAGAAATTACCATTGAGTATCGGAATGGAAGAGTCATAGCTAACCGGAATTTGTTTGACGCTTCGGTTGATCCCCCGGTGGAATGGCAAGAGCTAAACATGCTGGAAAGTATTGTAGTTGGGGTTTTCTCCAGAAATCTGGAAGCCCAGCTGAGAAAAGAAGAAGTATTCATGGCTTTAAAATCGCAATATGCTCAGTTTCTTCAAGAGCAGTATTCTTTTAAAATAGCCCGGGCCGGGATGATTCAAGACCTTTCTGCTCTAGAAGGCCCGGCAATGCTGAAACGCTATGACATTGAATTTAACGTGTACGCTTGGTATGAAAGAACGATTACAGTGGGGGCGTTAATACCTCCTTTTAATATAGAAGTGATAGCAAACGACAAGGGAAATGGCGAGATAAAAGAGCTCGTCACACAATTTACAGTACAACCATTATTATAGGAGATCTAAACCATGTCAACATTGCCGTTAAGTACAATCGTAAGCGTTAATGTTTTCTTCCCTGCGTCCGGGGTAGCAAATTTTAATGTAAACAATCTGGCATTATTCACGTCAGATGCTTTTTTGTCGAATCCTAATTATGATGCCTATCGAATTTATCAGTCCGCTCAGCAAGTAGGACTAGACTTCGGTACCACAACTGAGACCTACTTACAGGCCGTTTCGATCTTCTCTCAACAGCCTAATATGTTAGCCGGGGGTGGATCTTTAATTATCTTTCCAAGTTTCACTAATACTGCAATTGCTACAGCTTCAGTTGGAGGTACGTCTGGAGTAGGTTATCAACAGGGTGACATTCTTAATGTAGTGCAAGCAAACGCTTACGGTGGTACGGTTAAAGTTACCTCAGTATACGCTGGGGCCATTACCGGGATCGGCGTTCTTACGGGCGGCATAGGGTACACCACTGCATCTAATTTAGTCACCACAGGAGGTTCTGGAACTGGTACAGCAACCGTTACTATCGGTTCTGTAACAACCGAAACGCTCGCTCAGGCCATTGCTCGTACCGCAAATTTGATTTACTATTGCGGTATTATTTCAACCAACTATGGTGCGAATTCTTCTTGGTTAGCTTTAGCTAACGTGGTTCAGAGTTATGGTACGAAGCTTTTGTTCTTACCTTCTAATTCACTGAACGACATTACCGGAGTGTTCACCAACATATTGAGTGCTTCGGATTACTTTACACGTTGTTTGTTCTATTCGTCAGCGACTGCTCAGACAGGTCGTTTGTTCGCAGCAGCCTACGCAGCCCGATTGTTGTCAGTTAATTTTAACGGGTCGAATACAGCAAACACAATGAACTTGAAGCAGCTGTCTGGTGTATTACCTGACTCTGGAATTAACCCAACGGTTGCATCTTTGTGCCAGCTCGCAGGAGTGGATTGTTACACCTCGTTCCAGAACTCCCCGGGTGTATATACTTCGGTTGCAAACAAAAGAGCGGATTCTGTATTTAACATTGTCTGGTTCGTTCTTGCTTTGCAAGTGGCCGGGTACAATGCGTTGGCAACGACCTATACCAAGATTCCTCAAACTACTGCTGGTATGAATCAGTATGTTTCGGCTCTGAAGCTGATCTGTCAACAGGCCGTAGCTAATGGTTACCTCGCTCCGGGAACTTGGACAGGAGTAGACACGTTCGGTATTCAAGCTGACTTCTTGAGTAATATAACTACGTATGGATTTTATATTTACTTCATTCCAATCTCTCAGCAGACTCAGGCATTAAGGAATTCAGGGGCTACTCCTCTAGTTCAAATATCCGTAAAAGAAGCAGGAAGCTTCTTGAATTCAATCATCAACGTATATGATCAGCCATAATATAAAGGAGAATAAATCATGAGTAATTCAGTTTCATTAACCGGAGATGATACAATCATCATCGGGGGTCAACTAATCACTGACTTCGCAATCGGAGTCGTAGCAGAAATAACCTTCCCCGAGGATATGGTCAAGGTAACCCGGGGGAAGAACGGTAACACAATGTACGCACTAAATAACCAAGGATGGCAATCTGAGGTTAAGCTTAAGATTCTCTTAGGAGGCCCGAATGATGCATTCCTTAATGCTCAAATGGTCGGGATGCAATCTAACTTCTCAGGGTATACGCTCTTAAGTGGTGTGTTTATTAAAAACGTAGGTGACGGCTTAGGTAACATTAAGCCCGTGACTTACCTCATGTCTGGGGGCGTAATCAAAAAGAATCCTATGGCTCAGTCCGTTGCTGAAGGTACACCAGAGCAATCGCTTGCTGAGTGGGATTTCATCTTTGGTAATAACGGTAGGCAAGTAGGTTAAAGGAGTTAGACATGGAGAACCTAAAGGTTAAGTTGGAAAGCGGTGCTGAAATAGAGGTTTGGCTCGCTTCGTTTCAGGAAGGTCATGCTCTTTGGATGGCAATATCGAAGGAATTAAAAGATACGGACTTTAGTGAGGTTACAGTGGGCAGAATGTCTTTGGATGTACTCTCTTCAGATAGTATTATGAAGGCTGTTTGGCCCTGTCTGGGTAAGGCCCTGTACACCGGGAACGGGTATGATAAGAAAAAATGCACTCCGGACATATTTGAAAAAGCTGAAGTGAGGAATGACTTCCTCCAGATCGTAGAGGAGGTGGCCTTTTTCAATATAAACCCTTTTTCAAGAAAGATAGGTTCGTTGTTAAAGACTATCTTTCTACGAGGAATTACAGATACCCAAAAGTCGAAGTAAACGTATCCGAAGCTTTTGCAATATGTTTAAGGTTATCCAAAGCAGGATACGGTTCGCTGGATGAAGTTGAGCAATGGAATACTGAAAAAGTATTGAGCGTTTTGCAGTATGATATTTTTACTAAAGATTTGGAAGAAGCTTTCTTTGAAATGAATAAGGATAGAAAATGAGTGGGAAAATAGCTGACGTATACGCAGAAGTGAATTGGAAGTTTGATCAAGTTAAACTCCGTGAGGTAGCGAAATACATCGGCGACCTCAGCCTTGCTTCAGTTATTTCTGCTACCTCTCTAACGGGCTTAGGACTAGCAATAAAGGACCTAATCGAACAGACTGGACAACTTGCCGTAGGCCTAGCCACGATTCATTCAACCACGGGAATTGATACCACCTTTCTTCAGAAATTCGAAAATGCTTCTTATGAGTTAAATTCTACGAAAACGTCTGCTGACGCTTTAGTAAATTCATTAAGTAAGATTAAAGCTGGATTAAATTCTCCCGGAGGAAAGGTTCCCTTTGGACTAATACGATTAGGATTTACTAAAGAGGACTTTCAGGGAACCTTAGAAGATAATTTGAGAATGATCTGGACTCGTTTAGGTAAGACTAAGCCTCCCGAAGGAGCTTCTCAAGCTGCTAAAGAAGCATGGCAAGGACTATTGAATGAGTATGCTTCTACTTTTGGAGTTAGTGCTGAGCAGTTTATGGCGATGAGTAATCCTGCTATGGGGGCTAAATACGAAGCTTCTCCTTACTTAAATGAATCTGAACTTAAAAATAATATTGACGCTATGACTGCTTGGAAAACTTCAGTAGTAGATTTGAATAGCGACCTTGAAAGACTCGTAACTACGTTGACCCCGGCCCTTCAAAAAATTACAGAGGCCCTTGACAAGTTTACGCAGGGTACCAATAAAGCTCTTAGTACGTCTCCAGCACAAAGTAAGGATATGGAAAAAAAGATACAAGACTATATTATGGGTGGATACCTAAAGGATCTCGATATTAAAGGACTACTCAGTCCTATCAAACTTAAGAAAGACATTCCCGGAGGAAGTCCAGTTACTATCAATATGCCTTCTGTAACGATCATAGCAAACAACGTAGCTGAAATAGAAAAATGGTTTGAAACAAACTGGAAGAAAATGATGGTTAAAGCAGCTAACCAATTTGGACTGGGATCAACATGAGTGCAGCCTTAGATATTCAAGAAGCCTCAAATTTAGTTTCTCTAGTGGCTAATCAAGCTATTGTTCAGCCCTATGGTGACCCATACACCATTGGTATTTCCGGGCTGATATTTGACATAGTTGGCCGGGTGAGCGTAAAAGCTTCAGCGGACGTAACTGATCATTTCGTGGAAGCCAACTATGCTATTCAAGACCACGTAGCTTTGAAACCAATGATCGTAATCATGGAAGGCAGAGCAGCCGAATTAGTTCAGACTTATGGAGGAAACTTTATTCAACAGATCTTTTCAGCCCTCGGAGGACTTTCTCCTTTGCCGGGTTTTGGACCTACATTTAATACTCAGGATGCTCAAGTGTATAGTGAAGTAAGTACCGTAGCAGCTCTAACTCAGAACGTAGTTAATTCAGTACAAAGCATTTTTGCTATGTTTTCAAATTATTCAACCATAGTAACAAAACAACAAACCGTATTTCAATATCTCATTGGGATGCGAAATGCTCGTCAGCTCTGCTCAGTTGAAACACCATACGCAGTATTTGAAAATATGATCATAGAAGATCTGGACTGTGAACAGAACGAAGAAACAACAAAGGTCAGTACGTTCGTAGTTAGATTCAAACAGATTTTAACAGTTGCTTCTATCCAAGGTACAGCGAGTGCTTCTTCAACTGACTCTCAGAATGCAGGAACCACATCTACTGTACCACCCTCTCCAGCTCAGGGATTAACTCCCTACACTTCCAATCCCGTTAGTCTAGGAAGTGGATACGGTACGACAGTAAGTACCAGTACACTGCTGGGAGTTATTCAAAATCAGGGGACTTAATGAATCAGATAACTACTATAACGGATGATCCAAACCAAACTTCGGGAATAATCTTGGACGATGGAAGCACTGTTCAGGTAACTCTAAGTTGGATCCCGGCCCAGCAAGGGTGGTATATTTCATTTACTCATGGAACGTTTCAAGTTAATTTAATGCGTGTGGTAGTTTCCCCTAACCTACTTAGAAAATTTAGAAGGATTATTCCTTTTGGTATAGCTTTTATAACCACGGACGGATATGAAATAATAAGTCAAGAAGACTTTGTGGGGGGCCGGGCGACTATGTACTCGCTTAACTCAGCTGACGTAACTCAAGTAGAAACGCTCATAACTCAAACTTTACCTGCTCAACTAGGGAACTTTATAAGCTAATGCCGTCAACATTTACACCAACAAGTTCAACTCAGAAATTTCAAAGAACCTATGTGCTGGAAATACAGGCCCAAAACGGTTCTACATTTACCGTTGGTTCATCCGACGGTTCTCAGCCTTTGTTAACTATTGAATTCAACATTAATAGAAACGCAATGAATACAGCTCAGTCAGGTAACATACGTATTCGAAATTTGAATCAAGGTACACGAGAAGCAATCTCTAAGAATTTCTGGAGTCCTGTTCTAAAAGATACGAGTGGGTTACCCCTATGGCAATCTGTAGTTCTTAAAGCTGGATATATAGGGACGCCCCTTTCTACGATCTTCAGCGGTAAGGCTGACACAATAATGTCTTACCGGGAAGAGGGTGGTACTGAGTGGATTACTGAAATAGAAGGAACTGACTTTCAGGGTCTGTATTCTACGTGCTTTTCAAACTGGACTGAATCAGCTAATCCGTATACTCAAGAAAATATTATTAGACACCTAGTTGGAGATCTTCAACAGTGTGCTACACATAATCAAACCTCTCTTGGTATTGGTGTAGTAAACGGATTTCCTGATCCTACTATTAAACCTGCTCCTCCTCGATATAGCTACACAGCAAATGGATTGACTATGGATCTTTTAGCTACTGAAACGGGAAGGTTAGCGTATATTGACAATGGTAAGATTTATATCATGCCTCATAATTACTCATTTAAAGGAGACGTAACTCTTATCTCTTCCCAAACTGGATTGATAGGATCTCCGAAGGTTCAAACAAATTATCTAACTACTCAAATGATATTTGAACCGGGGATTGTTCCGGGTCAGAGTATATTTTTGGACACCGAACTATCTGAATTTAGTTCGTTAAAAAACGGTACATATAAAGTAATTGGAGTTCAGCACGCTGGAGTTATTTCATCTACTGTAAATGGAAAGTGTATTACTACGGTTGTTACGCAATACATACCAAATGCGATAACCGTATTACCGGGATTGTACGTGAACGCATGACAAAGCCAACTCAAAATCCAGGGGACGTAATTAACGACTTAGCTGAATTATTGGCCCGTAGAATGCGGGACGTTTCTGCTGGTTTAAATTCTTGTTTAGTAGGAACGATTACAGCCGTTAATTCAAACGGTACGGTCACGTGTGCTGTTAACTTTCAGAAAGTTCTTAAGGGAGTTGTACCGTTAGCCTCAGGTGAGATAGGGGATCAAGTTCTAAATTCCGGGCCTCTCAACTCAGGTTATCCGGTCCTTGTCAACGTCCCAGTTTTCACCTACCAAGGAGGAGGGGCCTACATTCAAATGCCTATTGCGGTTGGGGACTCTTGCCTGCTTTTGTTTTGCGACCGGGACATGGACGTCTGGTTTGAGACTGGACAGATTGCTCCACCGAACTCCGATCGAGTGCATAGCATTAATGATGCTATTGCTATTGTTGGAATTAACAACTTGAACAAGCCCTTAGCAATCACCGCTTCTCCGGTAGTTCAGTTAGTGGACCGTACTGGTGAAAGACTTTGTATATCAGGGATGATGTCCGCTTATGGGGGGTCCACGGCCCCGAGTGGGTGGCTGATGTGCGACGGTTCATCTTACTCTACGACTACATACCCACTATTGTTTGCTGCAATAGGTTATATATATGGCGGTTCAGGTTCAAGTTTCAATGTACCAAATACGCAAGGAAATATTCTGGTGGGAGTAGGACCGGGAACTACTAATCCAGCTTATAACTGGAGTCTTGGGTTAAATTATGGAGAGTATACACATCAGTTATCTATTCCTGAAATGCCGTCTCATGGTCATCCAATATCATTTATACAGACAGGCGGTGGTAATCCCGGTTTTAATAGCGGAGGCTTATATAATCCTACCGCTAACGGGTCGGGTACAGGAAATACAGGAAGTAATACTCCTCATAATAATGTGCAGCCATCTTTAGGCGTAAACTGGATTATAAAAATATGATTTTTCGTTCGTTAGACTCTTCTGGTGATTGGCAATTCGGTCAAGGATTGGAATCCTACGCTTTTGGTGAGCAGGCCATAGGCTTAAACATTAAGACTCGGATCCTGTCTTTTCTTG